ACCAAGCCTTCGCACTACCTTCTACAACGAACTTTGTATCCAGCGACCCTGCGGTGCTGTGTTCTAGGGTATCTGCTTTGATTTTTCCTAGTGCCATTATGCTAGGTCTCCTACTGCCATCATAGATATTGTTCGTGTGTCTGTGGGGGAACCATTTTCAACATGGTATGTAGTCATAAAAGACGTACTAAGTTGCGTTGACCCTGCAAGCATAGAGTCTGAAGCATTTGTGTATGATACGTGGATTTCTGACCCTATGAAGGCAGGGTAATCATCATTCGCAAGATTTGAAGTGCGAGTAAATGTCGTATATCCTGTGCCTACATCTGTAAAAGAACTGCTATTGAATGTGTCTCCAAACGTATTAGAATTTACTTGGTCAAATCTTACCCAATGTTTCGCCAACCCCTGCTGCAAGTTAGTGGTCGTGCTATTACCTTCACCTGTTACAAGGATAGACCCAGCGGTGGTCTTGCCAGTGAGTTTGTTTACTAGTATCTCACTCATGCTAGGTCTCCTTGAACTGTATCGTACACAAGGGTAACGTCTTGATAACTTCCACCGCTATATGTTGCTATGCCAAATACAGTTGTTGTGATTGTTACATCTGACCTGACGCTGGTCATATGTGTATTTCCTGTACCCAATTCTTGTATTCCAGTAACTACAGTGTAATTTACCGCATCCATAGCAGATGACATTGTTACAGTAAATTTACCTGTCGCATTATCCGCCAAAGAACTTATGTTTAGACTGTCATTAATAGATGTTCCAGCACCAGCAAAATTTATCCAAGCCTTCGCTGCACTCTGCTTAGTCAGCGTAGCCGCACCACCGCCTGTACTCTGAATGGTATCTGCTTTTAAGGTACTCATGCCACCACCAATGTTGCGCCAGATGCCACTGTGATAACCACCCCTGATGCCAAACTTAACGGACCCGCGCACAAACCATTCGTATTGGCATCTATCGTGAGACTGGTGTTTAGTTCTTTTTCGTGAACCCTTATAATATCAGCTACCCCGCCGCCAGTGTCACCCTTATAAGAGCCACCACCCAATACCAAGCCAGCCGCGAACATATCTTGAGTAATTGTGCCATCAGCGGGTACGACAGAACCAGCAACCAGACCCAAGTAATTCACAAAGATGTTAGATGTTCCTGAAGATGGGGCGGCTGTGAATGTAAGCGTTATGCCATCTGGCACTGTATAGCTGTCATCCGCGTTCTGTATAACACCATCCACTGAAACAAGAATTGATTGAGGAGAAGCAACCGTCCTGTTCAGTGTAAATGTTGTCAGTGAGCCATTGCCATTGAACTCTTGAATTGCTGGCACATCAGCAAAATTAACGGCTGGTGTATTTCCTACATATGGCATTAGGTTATCTCCATATAAGACCAATACGCATTTAATGAATTAGCTGTATTAGATGACAGGCTTATGGAGTCACCGCTTTTCATAACAATCTTGTTACCGCCAAAATATTCTAAAGAAGAACTAGCTGGCACTGGAATGGCCTTCATAGTTTCTGTGCCATTAAAGGATAACGTGACAGTTATTTGCGATATACCAACATTTGCGAATAACAAGCCAATCCCAACAGTTTTTGTAGTAGCGGATGTTGGGCAAACATAAAGGGTGTGCGCTACGTTTGCCGCAATATTTGTTCCGTCAAAAATAACCCTGTCAAAATTATTCGCCATGAGTTTGCCCCTTACGCTACATCGTCAATCAATGCCGCCACTATTGCAGTTACGGAAGCATCACCAGCCGAATCAATATCTGATGAAACGGCGTGTAAATTACCTACAGTAGTATTTGGGCATCTAAGTGTGAATGTCTGGCTTGGTCCAATAAATATACCATCAACCAAATCATGCGCCGCTGTGCCGCCATCTAAACACAACACTATTCCATCTGCGGTACTTTGGTTCTGGACAAACAAGAACTTAACTTTGTCAGATGTGGTTATTGCTGTTGGTGCTGTGCCAGCGGCAACCGCTGTATAATCTAAAAACGAGCCAGCTATCAAATCACCACTTGTTGTCGTAATGGTTGACAGCTTGTAATACCACTTATCATTAGCATCGGCTGGGGCAACGCTCATACTGCCAGAAAATGTTTGAGCTATTTCATCAGGCAACGCTGTGACTGAGGTTGATACGATTGCGTCATCTGCCATTTTAATCTCCTATGACGTTACTACCCTAAAGCGATTGCGATTGCCGTAGGGTCTTCAGCCCCCGCAACTGCCGTTACTGCTTTGGTGGTTTGATTGAATGTGAAAAGGTCAATCCAAACACCATTTGCGGAATCCCTGATTTTCAACTTATCTGTAGTTGTATCATACCAAAGCTCATAAGCATAGGCCGTTGATGGTTGATTAGCCCCAGAGTTCAAAGATGCAATAGCTGCTAGAGCCGCATTTATATCTGTTCTGGTAGCGGGGAATGTCTGGTTAGCTATATTATAATCGTGTTGTGCCATGATAACTCCTATGCGCTTATTTTGCCGTGGCCTTGAGCCGTGAAATCAAATGTTCTATCCACAACATTGCCGTTGGATTCCTTAAATATAATTGTAAACCCTGATGTGGTTTTATTTGTTATTTGATAAAACTCCCCAGAGTTCATGTTTTGACCCGCGATGCTTATACCATCTATTGAGCCAAAAGCATTGGCAAATGTTACAGCTTTCCCACTGGCTGATGTTCCGCTTGCTACATTACCCTGTGATTCAGTGCGTCTTGCCAGAGATAAATTAACAGTCAAGGCAGACACAACAGGCGTGTCATCAATATCTATTGTGGACATGAGAAGCCTAAACTTGAACCCTCTTGCGCTATAATCTCCCGCAACCACCCTAGAAAATGCTGTGAATGACGCTGAACCACTTGTGGGGTCATCATCTGTGGTTGCCACTTGCATCTCGCAATCAGTTGTGCCTTGAGATGTAGGCTTCTGTGCATCGTATTGTCTGCGAGTTTGTGTTATAGCGAATGATAATCTAGCAGTTTGTTTCGCTGTTAAATCAATAACAGTATCAAAATCATACGTTCCTGTGGTAGATACCACCCCATCAGGACCACCATCAAACAATCCATCCGCATCATCAAAGTTGCCTGTTCCACTATCAAATAAAATGGTTGTACTGAGAATTAAAACATCTTCATCTGATGGCTTGACTACATTGGTTTTTACACCATCAAAATCAGGGCTTTGAGTATTTGATGAAATCAATTTGAAATCAGCGGCAATCGGGGCTTGGTCAATAATACCTATGGTTTGGGCGGCTAACGCTGAGTTATTACCGTACTTATCAACCGCCACGCAGAAATAAGTACCCTCTAGGGCTGGCACTATGACGCTGTTAGCTGGCCTTGAGACCTTTTGCGCTAGGGTGATGCCACTTGAGAAGTCACCCCCGCTAGTGACCCCTTGGTGGCGTATTACATAGTGAGACAAATCTGCGTCTGTTACTGGTGTCCATGTGAGCAAAGCATTTGACCCTAGATAGTCTAGCGTAAAATCAGCAACATTAGATGGTGCGCTTGTTCCCTTGCCAGCAATAGTGTGTTGAATGGTCGTAAACGGTGAGCGTGTTTGAAATGTGCTTATTGACCTAGCGCGTATGTCGTAGGTTGCCCCAGCCTCAACATTGACCAATTCATAAATGCCAGCCTTTTGAGTTCCTAATGATGTAAATGTGGAGTCAGTTGTTTTTCTAGCCTCTACTTCAAATTGATTGGCATAGACGCTTGGTGAGCTAACATTAACTTGTAAAGTGGTTATCGCCCCTTGTTGGAAGGTTTGCACAATGTCTGTGGCTGTAACCACTGGCGCAGGGATAACGAATGGGTCAGGAAGTGTTGAATTATCTTCTTTGAAATCTTGCTCATCAGCATCCCAATCATATACCGCGCTATTTGTTTCCCTTAACGTCACATCAACGCCTAAATTTTGACCGCCCACAACAGCAACATTCCACTCCGCGACCTCAAAAACCTTATTATTGAAGCCGTACCTTGGAAGTGTCACATAACAAGTATCACCAACCGCTAAATCAAACCCCTTCATAGAAAGCTGGCATTGCAGAACCACTTGTTGCCTGTTTCTATACAGAATTATCTTAGCAAGACGCTGTGCGCGAGGTGAGTTTGTTGTGTATGGCAAGTCATAATCTAAGTATCGTGTCTCTCCGTTATCCTCAGATACAAATGTACTTGATGTAATCGGCGGGTAATCAGTTGCAATAAACCCATTTGACTCTGGTGAATAAACCCCCTTGATTGAGTTGTAATTTTCCATCTGGCTTTGGGTTGCTGACAGTTGTATTGGACCATGAAAATCGTCTTGAGTAAGGGTGATGGCTGGGCTTCTGTATTCTGCAACCAATAGGCGAAACTTGCCGTTTGTGTAGGTCAATATGCCGCCACATGATGTGAGCATATTCTCAATAATCTTTTTGGGTGCGCTGTTTGTTTGGAATGTGCCATTTAGAGTGTAGCGTTTTTGAGTCCCCCCAGCCGCAAGCGTTACGTTCTCATCACAAGTGTTTGCCGCTGCAATAAATGATGTGTCATCTATTTCATCTGCGCTACAGGACAAACCGTATCTTGTGTCTGTTAGATAATCTCTTATGCAAAGAGCCGCATTATTTGAATATGCTGTACTTGAATCACGCGGGTCAAAAACCTTCTTGCCTTCAATCACGGCTGAGATATTTGGCAACCCCTGCGGGAACGCATCAGAATTGAACTTTAGCTGTGCATACATATATGCAATTCCGCGCAACCTATGAGCCGTTGTCCACTCTTTAGCTCTCTGCGTTAATAAAGTATCTGCGGCTTGGTTGTCTGAGCCAGTATGTTCATTTATTTCAACTAGCTTGGTGCTTCCATCCAAGAACCTAGAGGGTCCAGAAACTTGATTGCCCTGCATAGTAACTGCTGATTCATCAATCCTAAAACTTACAAAACTGTTTATTTCATGCGTTACCATTGAGATAACCAAATGCAGAACACTGTCTGAATCTGTAGTGCTTATGTAAGACAAAACGCCAGATACACGAACCTTGCCGTATGCGACCCTGCGAGGTTGCGCTGGCTGTTTTATCATTTGAGTACGACCCTGCGCCTCACTTACATAATCACCATAGCCTCCCATGCTGGGCATTTCTGGCACAGGAGATAACGCTGATAAGGCGGCAGATGCAGCGGCATATATAGCCACTGACGTAAGATAATTAACTGCGGCAATAGGATTTACAAGAGCCATGATTGCGGCTGTGATTAAAGTCTTGGGGTCAGTAAGTGCTTTGAAAAAATTTTTGAAGAAGCCCATTACTTAGCACTCCACTTAACGGACTTCTCTTGAAGGCTAGATATAAAATCCATCCCCTTATCACCTGAAAACTCTGTTAATTGGTCAGCCTGTGTGTATCTTCTAATCTTTGGCCTGTTCAAATCAACCAAACGGCTTTCACATGAGACTTGAACATTAGCTCTTTCTCCATCATCTGATATGTTCATGGTGTCCATACGACCACTGAATAAGAGATATGGGTCAGCAACCACTGCATAAGCCTCTGTAATATTACCTAGATAAACCTTTGCGTTTCTGCCTTGATAGTTCTCTGTAAGGGCGGTTGAAACCAATGCTGAATCTAATCCATTGAAGTTTATATTAAGTCCGTTGGCTTCAACTGACCCATTTTCTGTCACTGGTGATATGGCTAAAATCTCTCCAGTCCCAACAAAAGTTGTGCTTGCAAACGTAATGTTTCCCAGACCTGTCCAGACAGTCACATTGCCGCCAGAAAAGTCTAAGTCAACCGCAACAAACGGCCTTATATGTGATGATGTGAATACGGTGTTTAACGCACTGGTTATTCCACGGCTCATGATGCCCCCAATGCTTAACCGTTAGTTTTTACTTTCTTAGGGGCTTTGCCGCCTACCCAAGCCTCGTTTGTGTCTGGGGTGCTTTTGTCGTCACCAATAAGCGTGCCATCAGCGTTTCTAGCCCTCTCAGGGGCGGTTGCCTTTGTTTCGCTAGGTTTTACCACTTTTGTTTCTTGAGCAAGCCCACGGTCAATAAAATTGGCGTTACGAGCCTTTTCCCAATCTTCGTTATCTGACAATTCTTCGCCAGCTTCATATGTTCTGGTTTGTGACCCAAGGCGGTTCGCAACCCCAACCGCTTCCCTAATCATTTTTACAGCCATCTAGCCCTCCAGAAATTAGGGGGCAAGGTTAGTTGATACCTAGACCTTGCCCCCATCTTTTTAAGCGTTATGTGGAGTAAAGGCATTATCGCCAGTATGACGAGCGTTACCCTTAACAACCATTGCCCCGATAGGCGTTCCGTTTGAGTGTGTACCTGTTTTAGCAAGAACAACACGGATATAACGCTTACCGCCGACATAGCCTACACGGAAGATAGCACCAGTTGTATCTGGGTTACCACCCGCAGTTCCGTCTAGCTTCAGGAAGATACCGCCAGCGGCGATAGTTCCATCAACGATGCCAGCCTGTGCAACATCACTAAATGATGAGTTATCATCAGATTCCTCTAATGACACTTCAAAATAAACTGAACTTGAGAGTGTATCACCCTCTGCACCAACATCTACAAGGACGGTTGCTGATTCATAGCCCTGTAGATCGACACCACCACCATTAACTGCCGCAGTGCGGACAGCCGAGATGATAGATACGGCTGGGCTAATTGAGTTTGAAAGGTCTTTCATATCAACTCTCCCTTATGTTGAGATTTTCTGCTTACGCAGAGCTTCAGGAAGGACAACTTGTCCGCCAACTCGTGAACGACAGTAATACCGAACACTACCAGTTGATGCCTGTGTGAATGGGTCACGCAATATTGAAAGGTTAACCCTGTCAACAATCATGTAACCGCGTGAGAAATCACCAAAAGCTACTGGATATGCATTAGCCGAAACATCAGGCATATCTGGCATTTCAATATATGGATAGCCCAAAATAGTATTTGGCACACCAGCGGTGAGCATCATACCAGCTTGGAACACATACTGACCCGCTGTATCCTTTAGCTTGCGGATTGCAGCCAAGGTTGTGCGGTTGAAGACGAATGATGCGCCTGTGCCATATGGTGTTTTCACCGCATGAACAAGGTCAATCAAACCATCACCAAGCAATGTGTTTGCGTTACCAGATACAGTTTCACCAACGTCACCGTTGGTCAACAAACCTTCTGGCTGACCGACTGCGCTTCCAGAGACAAAGGCTGTGCCTTCGTTCTTTGCAAGCTGTGTTGCAAACTCTTGCTGCATTTCTGCCTCAAGGTTGAACACTGAGTCCTCTAGCATCTGATTTGAAATATCAACTAGAGCATACTGCTCATGTGTTGGGATTTCTTCCAACTGTGTTGTGTAACCAGTTGTCTCAGACTTTGTGCCAGTTTCAGCCACCCATGCTGCACTGAATGTTGCAGTACGGCTTGGCATTTGAATTGACTTTTGGCTAGTCTGCCGAACCCTTGCAATAGTACGCATTGGTGAGATTTCTGTGAGAGTTTTGATTAACTCATTCACATACTCTGGTGGAGCCAAGAAACCCGCCCCTGTGTCGTTGTTGACAGTCAAAGCCTTAACTTCATCAGGCTCCATCTTGTCATCGCCTTTACGCAAGAACTTGTCGAAAGCCTGAACAGCCATATCAACTTGTTTTGCCTCAAGACCAGTTTCAGGCCGCTTCAACATTGCTTCCATGTTGTCTAGCTTGTCACCAAACTGCTTCTGCTCTTCTTGAGCCAAAGTCAGCTTCTGGTTTATGTCCTCAAAGCGGTCTAGGTCAGCTTCAATATTTTTCAGCTTTTCTTCAACCAGCGGGTCGGACGAACCCTTCTTTTCGATTTCCGCCAAGCGAGCGTCATTGGTAGCTTTGAACTCTTCAAAAGCTGTTGCCATGCCCTCTACTGCGGTTTTGACATCATCACTCATGTCATAGCCCCTTTACGATTTTAGGATGTTGGTTAAATTGGCAATGGAATCCATTACCTCTTTTTGCTCAATGCCAACCTCTCGCTGGTCTAAAGCGTTTGTAACGGCATTTGCCGCCATTTTTGATTCGCTACGAGACAGACCGCCTTCATCCCGAAAGAAGCCCTCCCACTCACGAACCGTCCGTTGCTCCCCTTTGACCGCTTGGACTCTCGCCCTAGTGTTCATTGGGAAGGTAACAGCACTTATCTCCATGAGGTCAACTTCTTTGAGCATACGCTTTTTGCCACGCTCATCGTACATTGCACCCTTTGGAGAAACCCTATAGCCAATGGACAGGCCATCAATGGCTCCCATCTTCATTAGCTCATAAACTTCACGGCCTTTTTGTGTACCCATAGCCAAGCGGCCTTTTACACGCAGACCTTTTTTATCTTCAATAATTTCATCAAATACGCCGATAGGCTCTTTGGTATCATGTTGATATAGGAGTTTAACGCCTTTAGGACCTTTGCTTGCTATTGATTTAGAGAACGCCCCCTGCATCATAACGTCATTGCCAAGGTCTTTGTTGCCAAAGATAGAGCCGTATCCAGAGAACACGCCCTTTTCTTCATCTTCATCGTCACTGTAAGCCTTTAGCTCTGCTTGAACATCAAGCGTTTCTGATTTCATCTCATCATCAAAATCATCAGTGAAATCTTCAACTAGGGCTTCATCCATCACAGTCTCCTCTTTCCCGCCATCGCGGTAACTGCTCAGACAGACTGCAACCCGCTGGTCACGCTGTGAGTATTCGGCAAGCATGGTGGTATCACCTGTGCATCTTGCCATAAAATCAGACTCCGATTCACCTGAATTTGGCTTTGGTATCGGCATCTGCTTCTCCTATTGCCGCCTAGCATACACTGTAAAAATCAAATAAACAACGCTGTTTATGCGAATCACCTGACTGACAATTTACACAAAAATCTGTGGTCTTGGCAAATGCTGACAAAATTATTTCCGCAGACAGGCCGACCCAGAAATCAAGTTATTGTTTTTATTAGATTTTATATTGTGTATTTATAAGGTATATCTGTTGACAAATGTAAACAATGAGATTAGGTTTGATGAATAGACCAAATCATTAACTAGGAGTTTAACTATGAAAACGATTGTTGAATATATGACCCGCGCTGCTACCGCTTCTGTCGATGGCACTTTCCCATCTAAGGTGGCTCAAAAGGATGCCTGTGATGATTTAAGCCGCGCTTTTGACGCTCTGAACAAAACTAAAGATCGTGACGCTTTTGAAGCCGCTGGCTACAACTGGACAAGCCTCTGCTTGTTTCTGCATCAGGTAAAAGCAAAGCATGAGCCAATCTTCAAGGCCGCTGGCATTGAGTGGGATTTGGTTCAAAAGCTGGTTGAGATGCGTAACGACATTCGGGCAATGCCAGTTGTAAAGCCAGCCCCAAAGCCTGTTGCAAAGCCTACTGGCAACCAAGCAACTCACCAAGGCACTTGTCAGGTTTGTGGTTGTATCCATAAGGTCAGCAACACCAGCGGCAAGATTGCCACCCACGGTTACACAGTTGAGCATGGATATTTCAACGGTGAGTGTGGCGGCGGTTATGAGTTACCGTTTGAGGTTTCATGTGACTATCTGAAAAAGCACATTGATAATATTGTCACCGCAATTCACGCAACTGACCCAGAGGGTTTCCGCGAGTACAAAGACCGCTATGGGCGTGACCGCAAGGTTTCAAACAAAGTGATTATCGAATCTCTTCAGGGTCAACTGGTGGCGCAGAGAGAGCGTCTAGCTGGCTGGACACCAAAGGAACTTATCAAGGTAGGGGCTTAACAGCCCCGCTTACCACACGACCAAACCAAAGGAGAAATAGAAATGACAAAAGTTTTTACAATCACTGATATGGCTCGTAACCAAGATTGGACAGTGCGGGTTGTGTTCGAGGGTGACAGATATGGTCGAATGATGACGGGTAAAATGTGTCTGGTTCACGATGATGCCGAACCGATGATTGAGTTTTATGACGCTGACTATGATTTCGACACCGATGCTGATGGAAAGGTTCTAGGCCAGTTTGTTTCACGATACTGCGCTGACACCCTGCTTGAAGATTCCAAAACCACCAGCGGCATCAACTTAGATGGCGGCGTTCCTAAATGGACTATAGAAAAAACTTGTTATCGGGAAATTTTAGCGAAAGTGGAATCTATCATCGATGACAAAAAAGAAGAGGATGCGATTGAGGCCGATCAGAAGCACTCTGATAATCTCTATGATATCGTAGATGCTGTGCGGCTCAAGCTACACGCTCAAGGCACAGACGATGCCAAGGCGGTGCTAAACATGATTTCAGATATGGCTCAAGCTAACGGCATACACTTCGATAGAATTAACACATAAATCAACTATGGGCGGGGTTTATCGACCCTGCCCTATTTTTGCCAAGTTGACATTTGTAAACGAAAGTGGTAGAATCGTTTTATCGACCAAACTGTTTAATGGAGTTTAAAATGAATATAATCGAAATACCGACCTACCTTTTGAGGGATCATCCTGATTGTCTCGTTATTGGCGGCTCAAGCGTCACTGAGCGTCCTTTGCCTGTAAAGGTGTCGTCTAATAAGCCAAAGCTAACAGTGGCCTCTAAGAGCCGTCTAGCGGCTTGCGTCATCTCACTGGTCAAACAGGGGCATGACACATTCGGCAAGTTGCGGAAAGCTCTACCCCAGCATGAGGATAGAGAACTCAAAGCCGCCATTCGCTATGCAAAGAAATGGATGCCCCAGCTTGAGAGGCGCGGCAGTATAGCCAAGCCTAAGATGATCAAGTACCAAGCGCGGCTTGTGACCAAGGGCAGAGTGTATGAGGTGATCAAGTACACCCAAGGGGGTGCGTGATGCTGGCGTTCAAAATAATCATGGGCGTATTGGGAATGGCTATGTTCTGTTCCCTGCCCATCTTGTTCTTTCTGTAGAGGAGTCAAGCAATGGACAATCTTAAACCAGTCGATAAACGGCACACCGCTTACAATCAAGCATATCAAGACGCCATCCGTGAGGGAGCTAAGTCTGTAAGCGACCTTGATATAGTCATCCGTGAGAAGATGAATGAGATGGGGTTCTTTATCCCAGATAGGGAATCACCAGAACACGACTAAGCTGTAAGGGTCAGGCGTTTATCTTAGCGTCTGGCTCTTCTTGCCTTTGGTGTATCACGCTACGCAAATCCAACTCTAGTTCTGCTTGCTCTTCATAGCTAAACGCTTCAGCAAGCCAATCAAACATTTTCATTTGCTCTTTATCCAAGTCTCCGCCAGTTGCCATGACCAAGGCTTTTGCTTTATCAAAAGCTAGTGTCATTGATATCATTCCCTTCTAATATGTTTTTCATCAAGGTGATGAATTTGGGGTCAACCTTTTCTCTGTCGCCTCGCCAGTAATTAGCATTGTTCTCCGCAAACCATTCATGCCCATTGTGGTTTCCATATTCAGACCATGTGAGTTTTGCTTTTTCTGGATCGTTTATTTTTCCTTTTCTGCCGCCCCCATATAGCAACTTCTCTGTGCTTGAGCTTTCAAGCCATGAGTCAAGCGGCTTGTTTGTATCAGTCCAATCTGGCTCAACCATGCGAGGGGGTAATGGCGTATCTCTGCCTTGTTGCGCTCTTGCAACGGCATCAAGGTGGCTTTTTCTTGTTTCTAGTTTATAGGTCTGATGAATCTGATGTCCCATTTCGTGATAGAATGTGTGACGGACTCTCTCTAACGGATCAGAGATATATTGCTTTCCGCTAAATGGCCTGTCCTTGAGTGGCTTTGATGGATTCCAATCTGATACCTTCAAGTCACTTTGCGGGGCTAGTAAAGCATCACGCTCTCTTTTATTTTTATCTATTTTTGTTTTTAGCCTCTTACGTTTTGTGATTAGCGTGTTGTACTCCTTCGCAAGCTCATTATGTCTCAAGAGATAAGCGTTCAATCCTATAGTCGGCTTCAGGCTACGGTTCTCATCTATTTTAGCCATGATCTCTTGCATACGATCACCTATAGATCGATATTGGTCTAAGTCGGGCTGACCTTGTTCAGCTAACTCTGAAACAAGCCTCTGACGCTCTGCACCAGACATACCCCTTGATTTGTGCAATCTCATACCAACTAAATCGTTTAGGTAACGATGATTAATGTAGAGTAGGCCGTCACCCATAGCCATATTATAGCTATTGCTTGACTTAACAACGATGCCTCTAATTCTGGGCAAGTCAAGTCGATCCGTAATCTGATCAAGTTCTGGCTTAATCGCTAAAATGACGGACGCAGATTCGTCTGTTAAATCTCTGCTAAATACTGCGCGACCAAAGTTTTCAACTTTTGTACCGCTGTAATGACCTTTGTTCTTATTTAAATATCGGTCATCGTTTGCGGCTTCACTGAGTTGCTTATCAAGCTCTTTCTTGGCGTTAGCTTTTGTGAGAATCTTGATGTTAGCTAAGTCCAGCGGCGTAATCGGCGCATCCCTGTTACGCTCTGGAAGAGGCTCTTTGATTGGCTTTTGAGCCACAACTGTATTCTCATCCTGAATAACTTCTTCTTCTGGATCAATATAGAGCGTGACACAGCGGCAGTTTATGACATTCTTAGCCCCGCCCTTGGGATCGCCAGTGTATCCCATAGCCACACCACCCACGATAAAGTCTTCATCAAGCTGAACCTCTTGTCCATTAGCCGCAACATGGGTGGCTCTCGACCTAGCATCAGCCACAGACACCCAACGCTTGACCTGATTAGGGATATTAAAACTGGCATTGACCTGATGATTGGCATAACTGGCGGCTGAGTGCGTTTCTGTTCTGGCAATAGTGTTTGCCCTATATCTGGTAAAGGGGCTATCCATTGTCTCCCTTATGCTCTTGCCTATAGACGCAACGCCAAGCCCTTCCTTCAGGCCATTCTCGACCACGCGATTTATTTGCTGCATGGTGCTATTGCTTATCTGGGTTATCCTGATGCCGCCCACATCCCTGACATACTGCCTGATGATGGTTTCAAACTGGCTATCCTGTTTGCGGTCACGCAATATCCTTAGACCAAACGCATCTATCACCGCCCTGTAATGGCTGGTGAGCAAGTCAGCCAGCTTTCCTGAGAAGTCCTGAGATGTTCTGCCTAATGTTTCAGATTGATTATACTGCTTTGCAGCGTCCCGACCTGTGCGGGTGAATAATGTCTGCAACTGCTCCCTGAACTTGCGTTCATAGTTAAGCCTGAGTCGGTTCTGTTCTATGAACTCTTTCCTTGGGCTTACCTTTGAACGTGACCTTTTGCGAGATATCTGGGTGGGCAATCCACCATCGGCCTTTCCCAAAGCCGCTGTACGGCCTTCCTGTGGCGATTTTATTTGCGGATTCTGCATGAATCAGTCACCAGTGCGTAATGGGTGGCCTTTTGGTAATAAGTCACGATCAAACTTACCGCTTTTAAAACGGCCTGTTCTGACTGCCGCCAAGAATACATTGACCCTTGCATACGCCCACTGGTCAGGGCCGCGAACATTTGGCCTCACTGATTGGGGGTTTGTATTGTATGCCCCAACACCTCTACGGAATACAGCCTCAAGCATCCGCTGTGTGACACGCTTGCCCTTCTTGTCGCCATGCTTGTCATTATGCTCTTTGACCTTTTCAGCCAACCCCTTCTTAACAGCTTCACTGATTTTGGCTTTCTGATCTAGGGTGGCGTGGTCTGTTGGGGCTTCCATCAGCATATAGCCAATGGCCTCATCCTTACCATCACGCTCTTTATCTAACGCCGCTGCTTTGCGCCTCGCCCATGTTTGCCCTGCATCGCCGCCCCATAATGCCCAAGCAATACGCCCTGCGCTTGGATAGCCCTCCTGATCGCGCATGAACCCTTGCCCACGCTTATCAACCTCGTGTCGACTAAAGAATGAGTGCATACGTCTTACTGTGCGGGGGGATAGTCTTTCTTTGGATACAAGTTGGACTGCTCTTGCAACACCAACCTCTGTTCCTCCTCTGTTAAACTCTTTTCTCCACGCAAGCCCACGTTCAGCCTCTTGCGCCATGCTGTCAGTAGGCGTTGTGTCAACATCACTCTCTGCCTTTGCATCATCATCAAGAACCTCGCTGGTTAAACGGTCATAATCATCGTGGGATTCACAAGGCATAAAGACTGTGCCATTGGCTGTTTCATGCGAATGTGTGCCTATGCAACCTATTTGCTCTGCCCTATCTTCAGCCTCACCTTCAGTTGTAAATACATCTTTTTCAACTTCCTGTTTAGCTTCTGCATCCATTCCATAAGCGTCTTTACCATCTTGTTCGGCCTCCTGTCCTTCGGCTGGTGCGGTTTCCGTGGCTCCAAGTGGAAAGAGATTAGCCGCGATATAGACATCATCACCTCCTGTAATTGGCTCAAGCCCTAAACGCTCTCTAGCTTCATTACGAGAGATGATACCCTCACGGACTGCTTGTGTTACGTTTTCATAAACCCTTCGGCGGCGTTCCACCATTGCTGGCACTGCCTCAAAATCATATTCAATGTGAATGTCATCGCCATAAATAGGGGTTAGCCATTCGTTCAGGTCAGACTGCACCCTTCTAGCAAGCGGCATTATCGTTTCTTCGTAAAGAGCCAGCCTAGCTTCTTGGACATTTGCATACGTCTGTGAGTCAGGAATACCAATAAGTTGAGACGGAACCCCAAAACACAAAGCGATATCCTTCGCCGCCATGTTTCGCTGTTGGAGAAAATCCATGTCTTTAGGGCTAAGACCCATTTCACGCCAATCAAAATCCCCCTCCAATAATAGTGGGCGACCCGCATTAGCTGGACCCTTAAACTTAACATCTAAATCATCCTGTAATTGTTGCCGTTGACCATCGCTTAGTTGCATAGGCAAGCCTCTATCGCTAGTTGGCTTAAATACTATAGCACCACTAGGTCTTGCGCCGTTGTTGAGCAAGCTGATGTTGTGCTTGTTGATAGCATTGTGATTATCAATATCTACTGCCGCCGCCATGAGTGGAGATAACCCATAGTAATCATCTAATGGGTTGTACAGCTTCATGTGTTTTACTTCTGATTCACCTGTAAGCGGGTTGGCATCATATGTCTTA